CACGCGTTTCACGTTCGCCCCTGGGCGAACGCGAGATCAACTGTCTCAATACGGCAAGTTCATATACGACCGTGACATGTTCACGTGGACGTACGATTTCAGCCGGTGGGACGGGAGTGTGTCTGAGGCGATGCTCAATCTCATGTACACCATTTTCCAAAACAACGCGACGTGCAAGGAAGCGTGTGACTGGAACGACGTGTTGTTCAGTCTCACAACCCACCACACGACGATGCGCGCGGGGCAAGCTTCGGCCGCCAAGGTGTCAACCACCGGAAAGGTCACCACCGGGTGTGCCTTCACCACGGTCGGCAACACCATGCTGCACTACCTCATGATGATGGTCACCGTGGATTGCTTGGGTCTCAAAGACTACCTGGTCTGGCTCATCGCTGGAGGGGACGACGGTGCCATCACGTTCCGTAGCGACGTTCCTGTCGCCAAGGTCAACAGCATTCCAGCCTTCATACGTGAGGAGTTCGTGATGAAGCTCGATCCCTTCGTTTTCGCTGCTACGCCCGCCCAGGCCACTTTCTTTTCCGGACAATGGTGGCGAACCGACGATGGTCGCTATGCTTTTTGCCCACTGCTTTTCAAGCAGCTGGCGAAGATCGGCTACATTGTTGACCCCCAGGGTCGGCCACTCGAGCGGTACAAGGCTAAGGTCATGAGCTGTCTCGCAGAAATGCGCGGACATCCAGTTGGGGAACACCTGATGAGGAAATGGCTCCTCGATTCTCAGATGCCTGGTCAGGCGCGGTCATCCCGCCACGACCTTTCTGGCGAGACTCACCGCCCAGGCCACGACCAACGCAAGCATCCTGAGACCCGTAACCTGGCACGCGAGGAGTTCGAAAACTGGTACGACGTGCCAGCCGACTGGATTCTCAACAACGTCACGGCATTCGGCCGTGCCGACCTGGGTTGGCAGTGTGCACGAGACGGCGTCGAAGGTGAGCCTAACCAAACCGTCCTTCGTGAACACAGCGACGTGCTAATCCACGTGGAGGACGCCGAGCCACCGAGCAAGAAGACGTACCAGGCCTACGTGTCGCGTTTGGAGGGGCTCATCGCGCAAGCGAGGAGACCGTTCGATCGCGCCGGAGAGAGCGACTTCTTGGCCCCGTGCGTGCGTGTCAATCGCTACGCTGAGCCGGTGGAGGAGAAACACAGGCGTGCAGAGGTGGAGACACATCTCGACGCCTTGGTCGGACGGTACAAGCGCCCACCGGCGCACGTGACTGCGTGGAAGATCAGCAGAGGGTACCTCTTGGTGGGTACCCTAATCGCCGCATTGCTCATAGCGGGCGGCCTGACGGCAGCTTACGCCACCATGTCGGATCCTTTGCCCGGTCGCCCGCTTGCCCAAGCGGAGGCGCCCGTCCTTTGGGACGATTGGTGGACGGCTGCTGATGGCCTGCCCCCGGGAACACCCCCCGTTCCCCATGAGAGTGCACTCGAAATCATCAAGACCAACGATCGGACACCGGGTGGTGGTGTCTCTTTCCTTGGCACGTCGACCAACCGTACGGTGGTCGTGACCGTCAACTCCAGCGCCCACGGCTTAGGCCCTCTGGGTAACGAAGACTGGATAATTCGGCGCGCCACCCGATGGAGGCGGGGCACCTCGCCCCTGCCGTTTGGACGCGATGCGCGAGGTATTGCAAACCCAATGACAGGGCAAACAAACAACACTGCTGGCCAGCAGTATAATACAGGCCAACACCACCGCGTACAACGTTGGAACGAGCTGTGGTATGCGTTGTGTGGCAGGCGAGCCAAGCCCATCCATCGTTCTGGCAACCACAAAGGTGATGGACCAAAAACGTTGCCACTCGTTCCAAGCCCCACCGTCGTTTCACGTCTCGTTGCCAATCAAGCCCAACGCGCCCGAGAGCCTAAGACCAAGGCGGACCAAGAACGCCACAAGCTTGTTGCTGCCATGAACCGGCTCGCCGTCGCTGACAAGCGCATGGCACACGCTGCGCACGTCATTTCCGGCACGAACGTCGTGGTTGCCGCTAAGGAGAAACGCGCGGCTGTTGCCGCTCTACGCAACGTGAGCGGTGGCAAAGGAAAGCGAGCTTTCAAAGTCGCTATCCCGCGCCCCACCGGCCACGGTGAAACCTTCGTGAGGGCAGCATCCACGGCCGCGCAAGGTTACTCGGCTGTCCACGGTCCCATCCCACGGTGCTACGTGCGTACGGAAACGCTGCCAAGTGGCGTGGTACGAGCAAGCTTCTGCCTGCAGTCGCACTACCTTACGGGTTCGACCGGCACGACTTTGGGTTTTTTCATGTCCAGTCCCGTCAATGCAGCAATCCGTTCTCTGGTTGCCTTGGGGCCGGGTACTTTTTACGACACGAACGTCGTTTCGACTGTCACGCAACTCACGCAGCTACCGTTTTCACAAAACCAATTGTGGAATTTGGCGCGTGGTTTTGCGCGATATCGTTACACCAAGTGTCGCATACATTACTCGCCGCTCGCCAGACCCATCATCGACACCACCACGCCCCCCATGTACGTTCACGCGTACTACCAGGACGGTGCCTTGGAGACCCTCAGCTTGTCCTATCAGAACGTCATCCCAGCGCAAACGGCGAAGATTTTCCCACCTTGGCAGGCTTGGACGCAGGACGTGGACGTGCGTGAGGATGCCGAGATGAAGCGCGTTCAGCCCTTGGGAACCGCAGTCACAGTCACCCCGCAGGACATGTTTCAGTACTCACAGACTGTGCTCTTCTGCTCCTCTGCGGTCAACGCGACCACTGATGTGCCGTACGTGGGTGTGTATTTCATCGAGGGCACCATTGAACTGGATGGAGCGTTGGCTCCGGGACCCGGCGCCGTCAGTCTGGAAGAGAACGCGCGTTTGCGTGCTCAGTTGGAGGCGCTTGGCGTCGCACCAACTGCCGAACCAGACGTGCCGTTGTTGCCGGACGAGATACACCGCGGTGCGAACCACAAGGGTGACGGACCACCGAAGAATGCGGCTGCCTCAGGTGGTCGCGCCTCGCAGTCCTTTGAGCGCGTCCAGCGCCCGGCCGCTTCTTGGCCTGACCGATCTCAAAAACTGCAGTCCAAAATAGAGACGCTAAGGAGCTCACCGGAAGGATCGTCGTACAGACTGTGTATTCCCGTCTGTAACGTCGGCTTTGCTTCGGGTGCCGCCATTGGCGCCTCCGCCTTGTTCACGTCCTTGGATGTAAACCGTGCGCTTTTCTCATTTGGACCTGGGTTCTCGGTCAATACCACCACGGGTGCCACGCTTTCGCCCGTGATGTGGTTGGCTCGTCAGTTTTCACAAGTGGCCAATTCCTTTGCGAGATGGCGCATGCGCCCGGGTAAAGGTGGACGCGGACACCTGAGGTTGACGTACCAGCCCCTTGGGCACGGCCGCCAGCGCCCGCGCCTACGCTATGCGTTTTGTGAGGGACCCTGAGTCGCAGGTCGCCAATATGGCAGCTACTGGCGCGCGTTTACAACAGTTACTCGCTTCTGAGGACTCTGTCGTTTTCCCGTGCTGGCAAACGGCCACTTTGGACGTCAGCTTGCCTTGCGCCTGGCTTCGCAGCCAGTGCGTGGGCTCCAGCGATGAGGCTTCAATTTCCGAGTTCACCAACGGCAACATCAATATTTTCCAGATGTTCGCCTCTGCGGCTTTACAGTACGACGGAATGCTGTGGGCCACTTTCGAGGTGGATTTTGAGGGCTTCAACCCCCCGGCGATTGCACTTGTCAACCTTTTTGACCGTGACTTGCCTGTGGCGACCGACGAGGAAGTGAAAAGTACGGGCGAGTGCGTGTACGTCGAGCAAGAGGAACATGACCAGCGCGCGCGCACACAGCTCTCCATTCCACCGCGACACCCCGCTCCAGACGCGGTCCAGCTTCCGCGGATGGTCTCACGGTCGTCCAACCACAAGGGTGATGGACCAGTTGCCGTGCCAGACGCGTCCATCTTCTTCGCGTGCAACAGGCACCTCGCCTCCTCCGGTGTGGACACCACCCGTGGCAAAGCGTTGACGCTATCCACGTGTAACGCTCAGTTACAGCTGATTTTCTACGCCAATTCTACAACTGCTGACCTCTTCACCATCGTCGACAAGACCACAAATGTTGCCGGCATCGGCGGCTTCACCATCGTCACTGAGACGGGAACCAACAAGCATCAAGCCGGCGTGGCGGGATACTACGGTCCGGACAATTGCGTCAACCGCCATCTGACGGCAACCACGCTTCGAGGCAATCCCGCCTTCGACTTTCTGATGAATGCACACTTGTACAATTCAAACCTCTTCGGTGTGTCTGGTGCGTGCCGCAATTGCTCCTTCGAGGGCAACAACCTGGCACGCCCCTACACACTTTTGGCGGACGACAACTACCCCGACCCCCCCAGGGTCGAGGGTATTCCCATCTGGCTGTAGATGGTTCTCTTTTCCCAGTGCAACAGGCCGCAGCCCGGCCGGCGGAATTGCGTCCGTCCACATGTGAGCACAGGTTACAACCTTAAGACCAACCGCCTTGAAAGGCGGTTGGCTAGCAGCGGTGGGGCCTTGTGCCCCATGGTGTCACTCCGTGCACCCTATCGCCGGTCGGCCAATGGCCGCACATACAACCTTAAGACCAACCGCCTTCAAGGGCGGTTGGCTAGCAGCGGTGGGGCCTTATGCCCCATGGTGCCATTCCGTGCACCCTATCGCAGGTCGGCCAATGGCCGCACATAACACACACCACGCAGGAAGACCCTTTCATGGGTCGGTGGCCCATCTCAACCACCCGCTTATCCTAGAGCCGGCTAAATTGCCGCGAATATCATGCATTTTGTATGCACAGCAAGGGGGGACAATCCCCGGCAGCTCATCACTGCCCTGCCCCAATGGACCGCATCGCGGTCACCAGCGCATCGCGCACGACCTCCTGGTCTGGAGACAGCAGTGCCCTCGGCTTGACAACCGTTGTGCTCACCTCTCCTGGTCCGTCACGGTGGACAGCGTCCACCACTCAAAC